ACTGTAATTGAAGCTTCAAAAACAGCGGGTGGTGGATTTTTCTCTAGCTTAATCACAGGTTTTCCAAGAGTTTTAGGACAGTTACCTTTAATACAAAGTTTTATAAAAGGGGCAAGGCAAAAAAGACAAGAAGAAACTGCAAAAAGAATAAACATGATGTTTACTAAAAGTTTTGGTCCTATTTTTCATACACATCTTTTTGGAAATGAAATTTATGCAAACATAAAAGCAAACCATGATCAAGTAGCTAGATTATCAGACGCTTTATATGGTCAGCTATTTAGAAGGGCAGACATTATGACAAATCCAAAAATTATACCAGTCACTGATATTAAAAAGGTAGTAGACGGTTATGTAGATAAAAGAAAAAGTATGAGTTTAGATGGTGCTTTACCAACTCCACAAAGTAAATTGGAGGAACACTTACAAAAAGTATACACATTAACCAATGAGTCGTACGATAAATTAACACACTTAACACCAAAACAATATTTGGGTTTACAAGAAGATTTAAATAAAGCTTTTGGAGAACTTTCTGAATTTAATCCAAATGATGAAATTTTAAAATATTTACATCCGCTTAGACAGGCAATGGAAAACGATTTAAATAAACTTGGAGGTAAAAATTTTACCGAAGAATTTATTAATAACAATCCTGTTATTAAAAAGGAATATGAAAAAACTCTCGCAGATGAGGGTGCTGACGCAGCTAAAAAATATTTAAGTAAAATAACAGACGATATGATGGGTTACAAAGGAGCATTAGAGGATGCAAATGGATTTTTTGCAAACGTCGTTAGTGCCATGACAGCTAAATCAGCTGTAACGGATACATTACGTTTATTTGATGACAAGCTTTTAACAAAAGCTGGTTTAGAAGGAAAAATTGGAGCTGAAGTAGAACCACTGAGTAGAATGTTTGAACGTCTTTCTAGTTTAGTGTTTAGAAACGGCACATTTGAACAAGTTGCAGAATTAAAATTTTTTTTAAATGCTCTTGGAAAAGAATCTGAGATTTCAATTGGTAAAGGCGTAGGTTTTTTAGAAAGAGAAGCAAGAAAACAATATCCAGATATGCTTCAAGCAGCAGCAAATAATCAAACAATAGTGAAAAATGGTGTGACATTTAAACCGGCTGATATAAAAGCAACTTTAGAAAGAACTGGTAAAATTGGCAATAAATTATATAAAGCTTTAATAGGTAGAAATTTTACAGACGCTTATTACAATTCATTTGAAAACATAAGTCCAGCAACATATAAATCATTAAAAAAAGAAGGGGTAGCTCTTCAAAGCGTAATTGATGCAAATAGATTAAAATATGTAAGTAAAGTTTTTGACGATGACTTTTTAGATAAACATTTACCTGACATGGCGGCTACTCAAAAATTTGGTGTAGGTTTAAAAAAATCTCTTAGACCTGGCGAAACTTTTGCAAGAGCGGGTCTTGATGCTGCTGAAGATTTATTAAAAAAAGATGTTGCTGCTGTGAGAACCGGCACATTTAATTATAATAATTTTGCTGATGCCATAGGTTACAATTTACCTGGTAAAGATCAAAGATTTATTGAAATGTTTGGAGGAGGACTTCAAGGCAAAAAACATTTTAAAGATTTTGATGGTATTATGAGACTTTTAAAAGCACAATCAGAAGTAGCTTATGGTGATATAAGTAGTTTCTTATCAAGACGATTACAACTTGCTGGCGTGGGTATAATTACCGGTGGAGGAGTAGGTGGCTTTTTATTAGGAGGAACGGTAACAGCTGGTTTTTTAACAGGTGCTGCACTTATGGGAGCAGGCATTGGTATAGGTTTGGCGGCCATGAGTCCTAGATTTGCAAGACATTTACTTGATCTTATGTCACCAACTGAAAGAATTGCAAAAGCTGCAAACATGGACAAATTTTTTGGCGGTAGATTATTTGGCCTTCCTACTCCTGAAAGAAGTAGGTCATTCGTAAGATTGATAAATCAAATATCAGAGGAAGACCCTACTGCATTTGACGGTAAATTTGTACCTGAAATTACTGAAGAACAGGTCATAGAGTATCTTTTAAACGGACCAGCCTCTATTCCAAACACAAGTAAAATAAGGCCTGAAGATATTACACCTAGATTTAGAGAAAGTTTTTTGCCAAAAACAACCGCTTATAATCAGGCCACTCCAGAGGATAAATTAATTTTAGATAGTTATTTTTCGAGTATAAACAATGGTATTGAAAGAACTTATGCAGATCGCACGCAACTTGAACAAGAAGTGGTTAAAGCTACAGAAGAAGATGGAATTCAAACTTCACCACCGCAAATGACACAAGAACAACCTGTTGCACAAACAACACTAGATCAATCTCAAATGGCTCAAGCGATGCCACAACCGCAACCGCAACCTGAGAATCAAATGCAGTATGAAAATATTTTTCCTAACGATCCTTTAGGAGCCATGATTGCGAGAAATAAACGAACAAATAGGACAAGTTAATGCACATAGAACCTAAAAATTTAATATATTTAGTCAGCCCTTTAATATTAGTGGGTGTTGCTTGGGGAGTGTCCACAGCAACAATCAAAGATTTACAAGCAGAAACTGAAGATCTAAGAAAAAAAGTAGAAAAAGTTCAAGTAATGGAAGTCGAGGTAAAATATATTAAAAAACAGGTTAACAAAAACTCTGATAAATTAGACACCATACTTGAGAAGATGAAATGATTGCAACATTTATCAAACGATTCTATTGGATAGCACTTATTCTTTTTTTGTTTTTCTTAAGCAATGCAGCTCATGCTGCAGACAGCACGGTCAACTATAAAAATCAACCACCCTCTACTGCAGTAAGTCCTAGTTTAAGCATAGGTTCTGGCGCAGATGTTTGTATTGTGACCAGATCGGCAGGAGTACAAACCTCCTTTATTGGATTATCAGGTGGTGGTCATGTGCGTGATTTAAATTGCGAGCGCATCAAGCTCAGTAGGGCCATGGCCCAACTAGGGCTCAAAGTGAGTGCCGCTGCACTGTTATGTCAAGACTCTCGCATATTCGAGGCCATGACTATGGCAGGCTCTCCGTGTCCTTATCTAGGTAAAACAGGACCAGAGGCAACAAAAGAATGGATTAAAATAGGGAGACTCAATGAAGACGGCACTATCAATAAGTCTTGGTCTGATGCTGATGTGTTCAGCGTGGGCAGAAAATACGGACAACCTGTTAAGTAACGGTAACTTTTCGAACCAACTTAACGATTGGACAGTAGAAGACTCAACTAAAACTAAACACGACAATAATTGCTATGCAGGGGGCACTGATGCCTCAGGTCTTTGTAAGTCAGTGCGTTGGTCGTC